GCATACATGTTCAAAGGCCCTGTTGTCATGAAGGGCATGAACACCTTGGAGATAGGTAGTGTGTTTAGGGAGTATAGTGAGGATTTCGAGGACTGGGTGTATGTTGGCGGCGATGCCAGCAGGTGGGACCAGCACTGTAGACGGGAGAGTCTGCAGTATGAGCACGGCTTCTACCTTGGTATGTTTGCAAACAATGCAGAGCTACGACAGCTTTTGACGTGGCAGTTGAAGACAGTTGGGTTTTGCGAAACCCCGGAGGGCCAGCTATTCTACAAACAGGATGGCGGCCGGTGTTCTGGTGACATGAACACCGGTATCGGCAATTGTCTCATGGTATGTGCATTTTTGTGGTCATATTTTAGGACAGTAGGTATGATGCCTAAGAGAGATTACAGGCTTGTCAACAATGGCGACGACTGGGGTGTCTGGATGCGCCGGACCGACCTCCGGAAGTTAGACGGGCTAGCTGATTTCTTTGATGGCTTGGGGTACAAGATGAAGCTCGAGGATCCAGTGGATGTACTGGAGTTGTGTGATTTTTGCCAGATGCGGCCGATTTATGACGGCGTTGATTGGCGAATGATACGCAATTTTTGGCCAGCCATGGCCAAGGACCTCTTCTCACCGAAACCAGTCTATTCCGAGAAGGACTGGACATGGCGGCGGAAGGCCTTGGCTGACTGCGGCTTGTCACTGTCCTACGGTATTCCCGTGGTTGATGCCTTCTATATGATGGTGGGGCGTGGGGCGGACGGGGCATACGTTCGCCGTGAGGTCAAGGGCAAGTTAGCCTACCTCGCTTCTCGCATGAAGCGGGGGAGCAGTGAAGTTACAGACGCGGCGCGGGTCAGTTTCTTCAGGGCATTTGATGTCACGCCGGATAGGCAGGTTGCGTTGGAGTTGCATCTCAGCAAAGTGCAGCCTACCTGGTCCACACCCCTGGAGGGTAAACGACATAGCACCGAAATTTACTACAATGACTAATGGCAAGCCAGCCAAGAAACGTACCAAACCTAGCGGAACTGCTAGAAGAAAACAACCGAGAGGAGACGGCCAGGGAGCCCGGATGGATGCGTGCGGCAAGATTTGTCGCGCGCTCTGTAAGGGATCTCTTCGCTACCCGCTCTTGTCGTCAGCACGTGGAGTGCATTTTGAGGAGATCACTCGCTATACTCTCTCGACTGATGACAATGGGCGTGCGGCAACCGTCGTGCAGGTAGGGAGTGGGCCGGACCTTTATTGGTTTGGCACATTCACCGGGGACACCGTCACTGCGTGGGGCGGGTCCAACGCCTCGCGGAATTACGCATCCATTAACACAGAATTCACCAACAAGAGTGTGACGTCAGCTGCCATCGAGGCAAACTACATACACTCGTCGTTCGAAAATGAGGGTAGACTCGCCGTTAAGACAATGCGGCCCCAGGGACTTGGGAACAACAAGAGTTTGACCACCGAGCCTTTTGGCTATGGGCAAGCTGCTCCAGTGGAGGGATACGGGCCCCTGAAGAAGGGTGCCTTTGTCCTGTGCACACCCGGGGATTCGCACGCATACCAACCTTTCCATGTTGACTCAGCGACGGCTGAGATACCAAGGGGGTGGGGAAGGAGCTACTTCTTTGTGGAAGGCGCTAAGCCGAACACGGCGGTGTTGGAGATCGTAGTTCGTGTACAGCTATGGTTGGAGCCTGAGGGCGCCACCTTCGCTTCACGTCTTGCGGAACCTCCGATGCCGTCCAATCCACAACTACGTGGTGCCATCAACGCGGCATATGCGAAGATCAACGCGGAAGAGGGATCCATCACTATGGGCGACGTGGTCGCAGCAGGGAAAGCTATGCTGCCGTATGTGCGTGATGCGTTTCACGCCGTGCCTTGGGCGCAGTTGGCCACATTTGCTGGTGTCAGCGCTCCAACGTTAGCTTACTAGTGACAGCTTTTCATGTACCATCCATCCACTTTGTATATACAAGCAGCAAAACATGAAATAAAATAAAAATTAAAACAAAATAAAACCCGCAATATTTAGGGCAGGTCGAACCGACCCGGAAATGGCGGTGTTGTCTAGGTGTACCGATTCAAAGTCTTCGTCGTGCAACAGTACCGAACGCGGCGACTACCGGCATACGTGTAAAGCGACCGTGACTAATAGGGTTGTAGTACGTGCGACACAACCTGGTTGCGGATGTCGATAGGGGATCTGAACCAGCACTAAAGGTTCCGGGAAGGGGGTAGGAGTTGGCTACTTCTGCATCCCGACATATTTGCGTCTAGAAAAAGCTTACGTGTATGTGTATGTGTGTGTGTGTGAACGTGATGAACGACCCTGCCGGGAAATCCGTGGCTCCGCCACGGGGGGGCTGGCAGGCTCCAATAGG